GGATAGACCACGTCGGTATCGGGGCAAGCGCAGGCTGTGCAGGTGCCGCATTTGATCGCGGTCACTGCTTTGTTGGATTTGCGGAGGAATGAGGTCGAGACCGCCGGGCATACGATGCATCGGCGACCGGTGGCCTGGCGGCGGATGCCGGCGACCGCTTGGGCCGCTTTGATCCGATCGCGGGGCGGTTCTTGCATGGTGCCGGCGACGATACTGCAGGCATCCGGCGCCGTCTTCCATCGTCGGATGGAAGCGTCCGATTCGCGGACCGCTACGCCGATGCCGGCGAGCGCCTTGCGGTAGCGCGTGGCCTTGCGTGCCGATTCGATCGGCAGGTGAACCGGCGTGCCGGCGGCGGTCAAGCGTTCCAGCATCCGGCGCAGGTTGCCCGGTACGCGGGCCGGGACCGATCCAAAGGCGCTGATCCTGAACCACGGCAGGCGATAGGCTCGGTCGGCCAGTTCTGCCATCGCATCGGTTATCAGATCCTCGGCGTCCGTTTCATCATGCCGCGCCAGTTTGGCGGCGAGTGGCTTGCGGTCCGGTCGCGCTTCGCATCGTGCCGCGTAGCATCGGGCCGCGTCCGGCGCCGCGTGGCTGCTGGTGCTGGTCGGATGATAGGGGCATCCGGTGTCGCAGTTGCGACCGCCGGACGTGCCGAAGTTCAGCGCGGCCGATCCGACCAGGGCCTTTCCGAATGATCCAAGGACCGGCGGCTTCCGGTCCACAGTGAGGGATACAGTTCCCATGGGTTCGCTCCTGCCGGCCATGCCGGCGGTTGGTAGGTGATGCCCGGATCGGGTGATCGGGGCCGGATCCATTGTATCCGATACGGTCGTCGGACCGTGGATCATCGACCATATATGGTCCGGATCTGGAAGCCATCCGGCCATGGTCCGATATGCCTAGGATCAGATTGAAAGGGGCAGGTCGTCGAGTGGATGCGTCGGATGCCACGTGTACGCTCACCATATCCGCCGGGCCTCGCCTGCCTGATCGACCACGCGGGCCGATCGGCCCGGTCGCGGTCTACTGTAGACCGTGGCAGGTGGCCGGGATGGGCTGGGATGGTATCGCGGTGGGCTACTGAGGCTCGGCGTGTGGCTCGCGTGTGGTCGATCGATCCCGCCGGCGCCGCGATAGGCTCCGGCTCGGCGTACCCCGGGGGCGGGGGGGGAGGTCGCTCGAGATGCCCTACGATAAGGGCAACGTGTATATCTCCAATGACATTCTGAAAGTCATAGGACCCTATAACGGAGGGCGAATAGAATGGGGGATCAGGAGCCCCTACTGGGAGGGGACAGGAGGGGCCCACTCTGGCTCGGGGGCAGAGCAGGGAACTCCGGTCTCGGTCAGTGGAACAGAGCGGAGAGCCTGGTCCAAGAGGGTGCAGAGGGTGGATCTCTCGAGCCGGTGGATATGGAAGATGGTCAGTTCCTCACCGTAGAGGTTCCCATTGAACTTGGCGATGTAGACCTCCAAGATTGAGGACCTCGGAATCGACCAGACCATGGCCTGACCGATGACTTCGCCCTTGAGACGGACCATAGCGGTGAATATGCCCGGCTCCAGGGGTTCTTCCAGCTTCACATTGGCTGTGGGTGCCTTGTGCTCATACCCACGGCCATGGATGACGATCCCAGTGATTGAGGTCATGTGTTGTCTCTCCAGAAGTCGGTTATCGCTTGGTCTTGCCCCGCCTGATCTTCTTCTCGTTCTTCTTGCCCTCACCCTTGGGCTTAGGGTACGGGATCTTCTTGTTTCCTGGATTCTTAGGCATGCTGGCCTCCTGTTTTTTTCATCGTGGTGCAACCCCATGTCTGAGGTTCGTCAGACGGCTACTCATCATCCTGGACCGTTGTGGCGATGCTGCCCAGAAGCCCTTCATCCCCGTCCAGACACTCTCTCCCTTGTCGGTGTAGACCGACGCCCTCATGTGATGAATAATGACTGAGGGGTACTGCACTGTTTTGAACGGGTGTCCAATGAGATCGTATTGATCCTCCGTCTGGGCCCAAGACTTCCAGCCCACATACCCATTCGTGGCGTTGGTGTCTCGTCCACCACCGGTCACCTTGTAGACACGGGCTGAACTACCCATCAACGTCTGGGCCCAGTTGCCATGAACATTCGTCTGTGGGCACAACCCTATTTCGATCTCGCCACCGCCCCAATGGCTTGAAGTGTTTTCCCACGGCATTACTTGCTCCCCTTCTTGCGATTTGTGCTCCTGGAGGTGATCCGGAGGTTGTTGCTGCCATTTGACCCGCCCTTGGAGAGCGGTCTCTTGTGATCCACTTCTCTTGGATCTCCAGGCTTGAGGCCCTTTTTACGACGAGCCTTGTTCCGCTCGGAACGGCGCTCGATCTGCAGCGGGTTCCCGTGGTACTCGTCGTATTCCTTGCGGTAGTTGCGTTTTTTGCTCATATTGCCCTCAAGAGTGCTGGAACCAGCGCGGCTCATTGCCTGACGCCAGGCCCATTGCCTCATAATGCTTTCTGATGTTCTCTTCGATGTCATTGGCCCGCTTTCGGGCTGCTCCACGACCTGGATCCGTACTCAACACCTCTTCCCACATCTTCACGCACATAGCGAGGGATTCAACCTCATCGTCATGCTTGAGACAGTTGCGTTCACGGGTGATTCGGGTGATTTGCCGTTGCAGGGCCTGATTTTCGGCCACAGACGGGTCCAAAATGACCCTGTGCATGTTGGTCGGAGGTTCCAGGGCGGTTATGACCCTGACTTCCTTTTGGCCGTGGACTCTGACCCCCTCAAGGGAGGCTCCCCACCCATTGGGGTACTCATCGTCCCCTTCTGGTGCGAAGTTCCTTGCAAGGACCGGTCTGAACAGTTCCAGGAACATATCCTGCCCGAAGTTGGACTCACAGTAGATTTCACGGACGTTGTGGAGCCTTGCCTGCATGGCGAGGCCCTCCAGGGTGTTCTGGCCGAAGCCTCCCTCGAGACCACCGACAGCTTTGACCCACAGGAACCCATTGAGGTGGCTCACTATGGCATAGGCCGTCTTGTCGGCACCTCTTCCCGAGGGGTCGATCCACATCTTGGTTGAGGTATAGGATCCCCAGTCCTCGTCGAAGAAGATCGGAGCGTAGAACCCATCGGTTCCGAATCCCAGTGAGAGGATCTCCTCGAGACGAGTGGTCCCGCCACGGTCGTTCGTCGTGCCCCATGCGATTGTCATGGGCGCCCGGTCCCTCTGGACTGGCTGGACAATGAAGTCCTTCAGTCTCAGTGGGCATTCGAGGCCCTGTCCCAGATGCGTGAGCATTTGGTACTGCATCGCATAGGTCGAACGGCCCTCACTCGCCTCTCGGAGATCCAGTTCTTCGCCAGTGAACCTAGTAGGCCACACTGGGTCGCCTATTTTCATGTCGCCAGACTCAACCAGGTCACTCAGGTCCACCGACAGGTCGTCTAGTTTCCCGTCTTTGCCCGGAATCCTCGCCGGCCACGACTGGAAGACATAGCCAGAATCGGCCAGTTTGTCGTACAGGCTCTCGGCGTGGTGGGGCGTCCCAAGGAAGACGATGTCGTCCCCCGGAATGATGATGTTCTCGAACTCCGTCACCTGATGCCTGAGCCGATCCCGCTGTTCCAGGGTCAGGGTATTCTCGCCAGTCTCGCAGTCATCGCCGACGACCAGGGTGGCTCGAGATCCTACGATCTGGCCGGTGATCGACGCAGCAGTGAATGAGGGTGTTCGATCATTTGGAGCCGGCCCAACATCGAACTTTGTGGCCGAGTCTCGTTGCCCTCCACGCTTGTCCGGTGCCAGGTGCTGCAACCAGGCCACTTGGCCGATCCAGCGACGGGCCATGAACAGGGAGTCCTTGCTGTGCTTCTCCGACTTGGAGACTAGGAGGACCCGCTCGTTCGGGTCTCGGAAGAGCCTCCAGATGCAGTACCCAAGTGTGACCCACGTCTTTGACGCACCTCGGAACGCGCGAACTCCCCTTCTGACGGGCCCATTCTGGAGCCATCGGGCGATCTGCTCCTGGTGGTCCGCGAGGTCCGGCAATCCGATCTCTTTCCAGAGTTCACGACAGAAGAACGGGAAGTCACTGGCGAGATGTTGGACGTATTTCTCGAGTTTGGCATTGTTGTCCTCATTCATAGGAGGTCAACCTCCATGAAGTCGTTGATTCTTGATTCTGGCGTCCAGCTCGTGAGTCGAACGTCCGGGTATTTGTCGTGATATTCGCGTAACGTCACGAGAACGCCCTCCCATTTGCCTGGTTGGGCAAGGTCGCATCCGGCGAATATCAGGTGCTCATACCCCTTGGAGATGGCCCACGCCACAGCGAAGCAAGAGGATGACCAGTTCTTCATCCCTGCGTTAGACAGGTACAAGAACAACTCGTGGTTCGACGTGGAGATGTCGTATCCATCTTTGGCGATGTTCCTTGCCCCGCCTCCTCGAATAGACGGCATGACTTTCACCACACGGTCGTCTAGGAACGCCTCAGAGCCCTCCTCGCCATGGCGTTCATTCAACTTGTCCGCGAATGCCCAGTATTCTGGAATGCGAGAGGAGCCATTGTAGAGGCTCCTGATGGCTGTCGAGACCGCGACGATTTCGAGGCCCGAATCGCAGACTTGGTCAGGATCCAGGGAGGGTCCACTACAGGCGATGATGATTTCCTTCATGGCATCTCCACATGGGCGTCCCATTCCTTGGAAGCGAATCGACTAGGTG